TATCCTATAGTTACGTTCTCTACAAATTCTGTGAATTATTATCAGAAGACTCGTATCTTCGATATTTCCCCCTCTTAAAAAGTAAGGAAAAGCTTTATCAGCAAGATGTCATTTGGAAAAAAATATGCAATGATTTGATGTGGGAATATATCCCAACAATCTAATATTTATATACATATATGAAGCTTACAAAAACGTTTAGTTATGACAATGGCGCTCATTTTGCGTTACTTTCAGAAATGGCATACAAGAAATCTGAAAAGGAATTTCGAAAAGAAATCCAAAATCGTGGATATAATTACGATGTTAAATATTTCGATATAGATGGCGCGCAATGTTATGGTTTAACAGACAGCGACTCTATAATATTTGCGTTTAGGGGTACAGAACCCGATACATTTAATGATGTCCAGGCGGATTTAAAAGTATTCCCAGTGAAGGATGGACCAGAAGGTCTCGATGCAAGAATTCATCGGGGATTTAAAGATGAAGTTGATACTTTATGGAAACCCATAACTAAATGGTTAAAAGAAAATGGTAAGAATAAACAAGTTTACACGTGTGGACACTCTTTAGGTGGGGCCATGAGTGGAATTTGTGCATCGCGTATAGATGGGAGTATATGTTATAACTATGGATGTCCTCGAATTGGAACGAATAAATGGGGTAAATTATTTAATAAAAATCATACCATGTATCGTTTCGTTAATGATAGAGATATAGTACCCAGAATCCCTCCAGCGTGGATGAGGTATAAACATGTAGGTGATTTATTCCATATAAATAAAGACGGTGATAAAATCACTAAAAACCCCGGTCCATGGAAACAGTTTAAAACAGGATGTATGAATATGGTACAAAACCCACTAAGAATAACCCAAGGTGTGTCCGATCACGACATGGGCGAATATCGTAGATATATAGAAAATTGGAGTAAGGTCGTAAAGGAAGTATAAAGATATAATTCTAAAAATGTACATGGATAAATATTATCAATCTTGTCTAAATGATATAAAATTTCATACAGACAAAATTCAGGAGATTATAAAAGATGGATTATCAAATCCCGAAGAGTATTATAAACAGTCGAGAGAACAATGGAAATTTATATATAATATGATCCCGTTTATGTATTTCGCACAATTTTGCGAATCTCAACGGGAAGGTTCGGCCACGGTGGAAAATTTACAAGATACGCCTCATTCAAATTCAACAGGTTTAGATAATTGTGCGCCTGCAACTCCATAACATCTGTGAGTGATTTTATAGCCTTGAATTCTAAAACAATCGTCCCATCAATAATTATATCCGCTCGAACATTTCCTATTGTATGTCCTTCGAATACAATAGGAACTATTCTCTCTGTTTCGTAATTAATCCCCTTCTGTCTCAACATAACTTCCATCGCGTTATGATAGACCCTCTCACTAAACCCTGGTCCGAGAGTCTTGTAAATATGATTACATAAATCTCGGATCATTTATTTATAGTACATCCTAATCTTTAATACAAAAGTGTTCCAGTCGCGCGAAAGTATAACATAGATACACCCAATAAGCACAAGATTAAAAAGATAATCAAAGAAATCGTAGATCCATTATTCTTTTTCTTACCTTCCATGTTGTTTATTATACAATTACAAAATATAAAAAATTAGTTCCTCATACTAAGGACCATTAAAAGGCAGCAACAACAGCTACACGAGGAACATATAGATGGAAGTGATAAGAGCATTCTACAATTACAAAATATAATAAATACAAATAAAGAATATGGTATATACAAATTTATAAGAGAAATGAATAAACTTTGTGTGAAAAAATTAGCATATGACGCGATCATTCCCACTCGAGGTTCCAAAGACGCTGTGGGGTATGATTTATATTCAAATGTAGATTATATCATTGAACCGAATGAACGTGAACTCATTGGTACCGGTATTTCGACAAGTTTCCCTGATGGAGTGTATGGACGCGTCGCTCCTCGATCTGGGCTCGCTGTTAAGAAAGGAATCAATGTAGGAGCGGGGGTCATAGACCCCGACTATACTGGTGAAATTAAGGTATTGTTATTCAATCACGGAAAGGATAAATTCGTGATTGAAAAGGGTGATAGAATCGCACAACTCGTACTCGAAAAGTGTGCGACTCCAGAAATTCATGAATTGGAATTATTAGAAGAAACCGAGCGAGGTGGTGGTGGATTTGGGTCTACTGGTGTCTAATTTATTTACTGTGATACTTCTTAATGTCTTTCTTCGTAAACGGAATTCGAGTTATGGGACTTTGTGGCGTTTTACCGCTCTTCTTCGCCACACCCTTAATAATCTTTAAAGCGCGTTTATTATATACGTGTTTTACTTTACCATTACTGCCAATATTCGACTCTAAATACACGCGTTTACTGGCTGGAATCATATTCTTTTTTCCTGGATACATTTCGTTATTAAACCACGCCATGACATTCTTGTTTTTTGTATTGTTTTTGTTTTTGTTTTTGTTTTTGTTATTGTTATTCGAATTGGAATTAGAATTAGAATTAGAATTGGGAATATATCTTAAAATACCGCGACGTTCGTTCATGGTACGTTGTCTGCTTTGTCGTTGTCCTTGCCGCCGTCCTCGATTAACCTCGTCGGTATTATAAAATCCCGATCTGAAACTACCCATTGTAAACCTGGGCACCGTCATTGATCCACCTATTCGCCGCGAACTACTAACAGGCATTATTACTATAAGTATATATTTTATATAAATAAGAACTGAGAATTTCTTATTAATATTGATATTAATACAATTTAACTATGATATTTATACGTATCGCTTAACAATGTAAAACATAGCGGCCGCGACAACACCGGTAGATGCAAGTCCAACCATGCTTCTATTACCATTCGCGTTCAAAAATTGGGGTACAAAATTCGCCAACTTCTCCTGAACTGGTTTACTGATAGCCGCGCCAGTACACACAGCAATTAAAACAAGTTGCAATTGCTCGTCTGTGAGGTTGAGGGGGTTTCCTGTACTCTTCTTTTCTTCTGTTTGTGCTTGTTGTTGAACTGGTTGTTGCAAAGCCATCATTGGCGCCTGCATTTGAGATTGAACCATGCGTGGATCGGCGGCCATCATTGGTGGTTCCAGTGGTTCTTGTGTCTGGCCCATAATATCCGAAATTGGTGTAGAGTCCATTGTCTGTTTATTTTCACTTATATTTTTTTCCGGGAAATTCTGCGAGGTATTTGGAATAAACGATGTCGATGGGTTATTTAACGACACCATACCATCACCCGAATCAGCTAAATTTAGTGTGTGTACATCGGTCATTTAATAGTATCTAACTTTTTTCCCAAAAAACATTTACGCGCTTCGTCCTGTAGTTATCACGTCGTAATTTGGATGTATTTCTCTTAACATCCGCCTGTATTTTGGTAAAATATGATCTCTCTCCCGTGCAGTCATGGTATCGTTGACGCGAATCTGGGTTTTTTCGTGGTTTACATCTATATAAAATGAATACCCATGACTAAAAGTGGAATCGTCTGCAATTTCTGAGGGTAATCTCGTATGTGGAAATAATAACTCTTCGGGTAATTTCAACGAGATTGTGGGTAACGCGTGTACTTTCCTAATTTGTCTTTTAATTAACTCTCGAACAAGTGTCATTTCTTTTTAGTTATAGTAAAATTTGTATTCTTTGCCGCTGACTTAAGGTTTCCTTTTTTCATATTATCGTGTTTTGGATTAAACATCTTTTTATGCGTTTGCCAGAATTGAGGTGCACCGACCTTAAAATTTTTACGTACACTCGCTTTATACCAAAATACACAGTCCTCAATTCTATTTGATTTTGAAGTGTTGTCAAGTACAAGACATTCATAGTTTTCCGTACAAGCATCCATCACCTGATTAAACAGATGAAAAGAAGGAAAAATCCCCATGAAGCTCTTATAGAGCTTTTCTCGATTTTGTATTATGTTCTCGCGTAAAATAAAAACATAGTCTACATTTGCGCGTAAAGCGGGTGGAAGGTCCATACAATATTGCATAGTAAGCATAAAGAATATTTTCCAATGTCTTCCATTCATAAAACACTGTCTAATACATGTATCTTTCATGAATTTAGAATCATACATACAATCATCTAAAAGTAAAAATGCTCCACTATTCTGTGTCTTTCCTGAACCTATAAGTTTTCTCTGTCTTTCTAATACTCGTTCTATAGCCTCTCTATCATAATCCCCGTATATGAATAAATCTGGAACGTATTGTTGATAATAATGATTCCCCTCCTCTGTTGCCGACATAACAACGCCCGCTGGTAGATGTTTCTTATGAAACAGAATATCCGTTACCAGAGTAGATTTACCAGTATTACGTTTACCTATAAATACACAAACTTTATCGTCTGCCATTCGTTCAGGTTTGAATTTTCGTAATTGAAGATTCATCTAAAATATAGCGTCGTTTTAATTCACAAAATTTTACTCACGAATAGTAAGAATGGCCGGACGTTTAAATCTAGCTACTAAAGGAATTCCTGATAAATGGCTCACGGGAGAACCTCAATTCTCGTATTTCTTGATGAACTTCAGACGGCATACTCGATTCGCAGCAGAGTCAATAGAAACACCATTTGACGGTACGGTCGACTTCGATAATATTTTAGAATGTCGTATACCCAATAATAAAGGAGATCTCATTAGAAGTATGATGCTTCGATTCACCCTAACACATCCGTCTGGGACAAATGCACGATTTAATAAATCTATAGGTACTCGTATAATAGACTACATAGATCTATCTATTGGTGGTCAAACTATACAGCGTCTCACCGGTGAATACATATATATGTACGACCAGCTCCATAATACAACAGACGACACAAATCAAACACTCTATTTTTTAACGGGACATGACCAATATATAACGGTTGGTACCGAATTTACATATAATGTACTCCTACCCTTCTATTTTTTCCGACACCCGAGTTTAGCTTTACCTGTACATGCACTCACGAAACAACTCGTGGAAATTCGGGTTAAATTCAAACCACTAAAGGATGTATCTATATCCTATTCGGGTGGTACTGCATCTACACCCCCATCGAATGTTGCGTCTACTATGAAAAATCTGTCCCTGATAACGGATTTCTTTTATATAACAGAAGATGAACGTAATTTCATGCTCACGAGACCCATCGAATATGTGATAACACAAGTTCAAAAATCACAATTTCGTATGGAGTCGGGAGAATCTAAAAAGGCAATCATGGTGAATTTTAAAAACCCGGTCAAAGAGATGTATTTCATAGCTATTAAAGACGGGGGAATAGATGAACATACAAAAATTAATAACGTTACGTTAAAATTCAACAATAATACCGTTATAGATGCAGATTATATGATGTTAGAAAATGAACAACCTCTTAAATATCATACCGGATACCCAGATACCAACTCCAGATTTGGGTTATATAGTTTTTCTCTTAAACCGGAAACATATAGACCGACAGGACAAGTAAATATGAGTCGAGTTTCTCATAAACTACTTGAAATGGAACTCGCCAATTCAAGTGGTAACACTGTTAGGGTTTACGCCGTAAATTATAACGTTTTAAGAATAGAAAGCGGTCTAGGTGGTTTAAAATTTTAGGTAGTAATAATAGTAATGGCCGGTAGAGTACAACTCGCAACATCAGGCCCACAAGACATATTCTTTACAGAAGACCCAGAGTATACGTATTTTATAAAGAATTTCAAAAAACATACAAATTTTTCTACGTTCTTTGTTGATCTTGACGTAGATGGTGAAGTAGAATTTGGAAATAATTTACGTTGTACGATTCCACAAAATCAAGGGGATCTCTTAAAAACATTAAGTTTTAAAATTGAATTATCACCCATAAACCAATCCTTGGTGGGAGGTACAGATGGGACTAGGTATAACGAATCAATTGGACACGCCATGTTTGAGTATGTAGAGCTTTTTATTGGTGGTCAATTAATACAACGCATACCGCGAAACTTTCTACAAATTTATAGCGAACTGTACATAACACAAACAAACCAGACCCCATTAGCTACCCTAATAGGAAAACCACCAGGTGAATTATCTGGATCTAAAGTTAATGGTTCGGATATATTGGGATATCTCCCATATGCCACTGTAGATACTAAATATTTTGTAGACATTCCATTCTATTTCTATAATAATCCAGAATTGGCGATTCCATTATGTGCCATAGATAAACAAGAAGTCGAAGTCGTATTTAAATTGGCGAATTCTGCAGATTGTTATCACTATCAGGAAACATCTGGTGGATATCTACGCAGACATGGTATCGAAATCAAAAACCTTATTAAAAGTCTCAAAGTCACTGCCGAAATGGTCTGTTTAGATGAACCAGAAAGAGCTAAACTACAAAGCAACAAAATTGATTATATAGTAACGCAAATACAGGAAAATACATTTGATCCACTTCCCAGAGAAGATAACCATAACACATTTTCAGAAGCGACATATAGACTGAATTTTGTAAACCCTGTAAAAGAACTATTCTTTGTGATTCAAAAGGTCATACCAGTTCCCAGCAATACTCGGTGGGTATCCGCCTTTGATTGGGACCACACCGAACAAATTCTAAACACGGGATCTTCTCACTCGAGCGCTATTCCTATGTCGAGATATATAAATTATGAAAATCTTCATCACCTTTCATTAACACTCGATGGGGAAACTATTTTGGACGAAGATACAGGTAGCTTAATAAATCTACGCGCAGTTCAAAGTGGTATACACCATTCACGAACACCCCTTTACCGACGTTTCTATTCGTATAGCTTCAGTCTCGAACCAGAGCGCTGGTACCCAACTGGACAGAAAAACTTCAGTTTTATAAAAAACCAAAACATCAAAATAAAAATCAACCCACACGCTGGATTCGGAGACCGCGGCTTGCGTGTATATGCCCTAAGTTACAACATACTTCGCATTGAAAATGGGATCAGTAAAATACTATTTATACAATAATGGACATCGAACAAACAGCCGTTAATATAATTCAACCCGTATTAGAGCAAGCTCTGGTATTATCAGGAGAATACGCAAAAGCGTGTGGGCGTGATACAATTTTATCCCAAGATATGGAATATTGTATTAAATATTGCGCCATGAACAAAGTAGGACTACATTCCGGTTCCCTTTTCCCGGAAATATACGACGATGATGACGAAGATAGTGATGAAGAAGATTTTGAAATTGTTAACGAAAAAGAAGAAGGTTTAAAATTTGAACGTTATTCAGGGGACGATGATAAATTCCTGAAAATAAACGAATCCTACGATATTTGGGACGAGTGGGTACCTCAAAATGAGGCAGAACAAATGATAAAAGATTCCATCGATAATAATTCCGAATTAACTGATGATAATTACGATGATTTCTGGGAAAGAACACAATAAATAAAAAACATTTATCATAATAATGGAATTAGATCCTACCGAAGTTCCATCAGGGTGGGACGACGCTGATTACAAACACTTTAGTGTGTGTGGAAGCGATACTTCCGAAACTGAAACGGATACGGATACAGATTCGTGTGCAGATTCCACCACCACAGAAACCACTATCTCGGAGCAAACCATTACACATGTTCAGTTAGTTGATTCATGTGAAAATAATAAACCTCGCAAATTTAACAAAAAAGTTAAAGATATGAAAGGATTTGAAAAAAACGAATACAAGAAAATATTAGTCGAGGAGGAACTACTCCCAGAATAAAATATCTTTTAATAGTATAAAAAATGGACGAAACACTCACGCTTGTTACTCAGGAACTCGAATCTCAAAGCCTCAACGCCGTCGTTGCTGGCTTCAGCTTCGCTGCTGCGCTCTCTTGGATGGATCTCGTGCGATGGGTTATCAACCAAATCGTCAAGGTTAACAAGAATGGTGGTGCGAACTACGCTTTGACTGCGATCTTCACTACCTTGTTGTCGGTTCTCGTCTATCTCGGTATCTCCAGATTGTCTCCACGTGTCGAAAAGCCACGCACACCAGTCTTCGCCGTTACTCGATAGATTTTGGTTTTCTCATAAATATCAATAATATGAGACCAGTTAATACTATTACAAAAATAGATACAAACGCATCCCATCTATGCGGATCCTCTAATTCGGGGATTTTCATAGGCGGTGGGAGAGACATATCTCTCATAACTTTAGGAACACTCTCTAGTTTATTCGTAGAACACGTTACTGCTAGTTTAAGTATATGATTTGCACTTCTAAAATCGTATGGAATTAATTGATTATTACTACTGTAAAAGAATTGTACACGCAAACTCGTTATATTCCTGGGTCCGGAATCAAAATTATGCTCAACAATGTCGTCGACACCTGAAAAATTAATAACATCCCCGCACATCAGGATACGACCCGTGTAAAAGGGGGTCTTTGAAAATATAGTCTTGTTAAATTCTTCAGAACCACTACTTAATTTTACTATAATCGCATCGGGTCCCTGTAAATTTATAGCTCCCGTTTTTAGTGTTTGTGTTCCACCTACATTCGTGGATGAAACATTACTCGCAGAAAACCCTAAAATATCGTGTGGTGTCGTGTACCCATCTACGAGTACATTGGTGTGATACCCACGCACACCTCCATAAAATTCGAGTGTAAATGGTGTTGACGAATTTGTAAATGTGATATCATTCGTACCAGAATCGTACGCAGCTGTCGCTATATTTGAACAAGCCGAAGTCATAGCTGAAGCGAGTGTAGCTCCTGAATAGTTATCATTTGGTAATGACGTCGTTACCCCATTCACAGAAAACGTATTATTGCGTTCATTGATTAACATTTGACTCGCGTGTATTCGGGCTGATATAAGTGAAATTTTAGTCACGTCGTAAATTGGATTTTTTAAACTCACAACATAGTCTGCGGGATTGGGATATAAAACAGGATCTCTTTCACCACTATCTATGTCTAAGGTATGTACCTTCATTAAAATATATGGATAATATTTTAATGATTGTTTATCTCGATCTTATACTGATTTTATTACAATTATGAAAGACTATGCGCGAGTGGGTTCTTCTGGAGTTGGTGTTTGGCCAAGTCCAAATTCATATTAGCCGCGTGTGGGTTATACATACCCTTATATGCGTTAAACTGGTGGAATTTAGAGTTTTCATATTGTTGTGTCCACGCTCCGTTAGCGGCATTCACACGACCGTCAATTCTACTAGAATCGGCACGCATACTCGTTACTAAACCACCTTGATTAAGTGGTCCAGCTCTGACATTCATTCTACCAGCACCACCAGATCTATTTGGTTTTCCACGACGATCGTCTGGTCTGAAACCGTAGTTCTGTAATTCTTGAACTGTGTGTGGTGTACCGTAAGTTCTCTTTTCTCCAATCTTGCTACCTGGGGCATTGATGTATCCGTGATGGAAACTATGTATACCTGGAGCTGGTTGATTCGCGTATTGATATTGTTCTACATTACCATCCTTCTTATTACGTGTCGGATCCTGTGCACGGGTGCTCATTGGTATAAACCGCTTCGCGGGTGCATTCGAAAGACCGTCTGTTCTCAAACCAGTTTCGGACCTATTCGTTGTACGCTTTGTACGTTCATGTTCTTGTCTTGGTGTAACGCCGGACATACCCTGCGCTCGTCCTGGGACAGTAGGCAGTCTCTCTGGAAGGAATGCAGTCTTTTCTGGTCTATTATTACCAAGTTGTCCCGCAAGTCCTCTTCGGCCACCCGTTATATCCCCACCTGGTCCAGTTCTACCTGGAAGTGTTGTTAATTTATATTCCCCCACGTTGACTGGATTAACACGGAATAGTTGTTGATAACCGCCAAAACTTGGTATTTCGCTACCGACCCCGAGGCCGGGTCCAACTTGTTGTTTCTCTATAGGTGCCAAATTATTCATTCGTCCTGTATCAAACATACGATCTCGCATTTCCAATATCTCCTGACCGCTCGATTTTTGCTGAGGCGCTATATCCCCGAATTGAGGCATTTCGACCTTTTTACTTGGTATAACAACGGTGTCGTCACTATCTGGAATAACAAAATCGGGTGTTTCTTGTAAGGGTTGTTCTTCCGTTTCAGGTTCATAAGTTTCTTTGTGTGGTTTACTTAATGTACGACCAGCGTACACTAAGCCCGCAATAGCTAAAATAGATATAGGATCAGCCATCTTTCTTACTACTTAGACACATTTTTATTCCCATACCTTTGCAAAAACATACCATTTTGTGTATTGGCTCGGGTACTGGATGGTTCATATGTTCGAGTTCGAAGGGGAACTTTACATTGAACATTCTGGAGTGGGAAATATCCCCGTCTGTAAGTTTCGACTAAATTCTTATTAAATTGAGATGTTGTTTGTGGTCTAAGTTGATCACTCGTTTCAATGAATTCTGCTGGACTACCCTTTCCGGCCATGTACGGAGCTGTCCCATATAATACGGTGTTTGGGCGAGACCCATAATTTAATGAAGTGGGCTGAGGTAAAGGATTAACATCGGCCGTCGCGCACACGGGTGGAACAGCTGGATGTTGAACAATATTCAAACCTGGTTGAAGTTGGTACGCCATTTACTATTATATAACATTTTGTTTATAAGTAAATCGAGTATCAGCGTTTATATTTACTAACCTAAAATTTAAGTAGTGAGTCCACCACCAAGACCAGACCCCCTATGCATACCACTTCTCTTATCCCCATTTGGATCGAGACCCGCGAATGCACCTAATTGAACACCTCTCGCATCGGGATCGCACATACGAGGATCCGAGCGACACATTGGTCTATTTTTTCCTCCGTACAACCATTCAGCATATGCAGTTTGATCTCCTGGGATATCCGTAACTGGACTGGATACAAACTGTCTAGATAATGCATTCCTTTGATATTGGGGCAAGGCGGAACGAGAGCGAGCTGGTCCATATGGAATACGATCAGTAGCGTGAGCATTCACGTTCTGCTTAATCGTTGGGTAATAACACGCAGCTGGGCGATCTGGGTTATCGTTATAATCACTCAATAACACATTCCCCATTGGGTTGTCTGGTGTTGGTCTTTGACATGCACCTCCGCGAACTGGACGAACTGCTACAGGTCTCGCAACCCCCTCTTTAATCATGTTTGATTTTTGCATAACATATAGTACGCCGAGAACTGTCGCACCTAAAACAAATATACGAGCATCTCTCTTAATTAGATAGATGATACACGTTGCATATATAATAAAACGGGCTGTTGCATTTATGCGCTCGTCTGATGACTGACTATTATTTGGCCAAAATTCAGTTACCTTATCGGCTTTTACAAGCTGCATAGGATCTTCGAATACAGTGCTCATTTATATTAGTATAGGTTTATTTTTTCAACATCCCTCCCAACATGCCCTGTACAGATTTAAGCAGTTGAGCTTCATCCAAATCCCCTCCACTCTCCCCTAATTCGTTCGCCATTTTAGATGCTACGCTTTCTATAACCGATAGCGTTTTGGGGTCGATTTGCTGAATAGTCGTTCCTAACATATACAGTGTTTGTACATATTGCCAAATAGCATCTTTTGTAGCTTGTTTTGCGTTGCCCCAATGAGACTTCAAATTAACATCTTTAATAAAATCCATATTCTTTGATTCCTCTATAAAAAACGTTTCATCCTTAGCTGTAAGCTTGTCTGCGTGTGGTGAAACACTAGCCATGAACCCGTCGACGATAAGCCGAGGATTTGCACTTTTCATTAAATCAAATGCAGATTTACATTTGCGGAGTCCCTTTTCTTCTGGAAACGTCTTATGCAGTTCCACAAGGAATTGCTCCATCATATCTGTAAATGCGGATACCGAGGTCATTGGTCTAGTGTTATTATATAATAGACTATATCTTTAAGTTAGAATACTAAAATGGTTCGGTGGAAATAGTCTCTCTCTTACCTAAACCATTTGTTACTATAAAAAAAACTAAAATAGCCACGAGTGTGGCTGGTTTAGCGTATGCACTTACTTGCAACTTTCCTTCATTATTTAACTTCGCCTTTGCGTGTATGTATCCAGCTGTTATACCCCCAGCTATAATAGCTGCCCAAACGGGATCTCGAAGATAATCTTCTATTTCCATTTAATAATAACCAACTTTTTTTCTTCTATCATCCGCTGCATCTGGAAATAATACATCTTCTTGGGTAGAATCCGTGTAAGTCTTTTCCTGAGGTATGCGAGATGTACGAATATTTCTAAATTCATCCTCGAATGGAGAACGACTGGGCATTTCGGATACGGGAATTTGCTCGGACACAGGTTCTGTTTCCTGCGCAACACCCGGTTCCATCCTTGGTTCCATCCCTGGTTCCATCCCTTGTTCCATCCCTGGTTCCATCCCTGGTTCCATCCCTGGTTCCGTCCCGGGTTCCATCCCTGGTTCCATCCCTGGTTCCATCCCTGGATCCTCTTGTGTCTCCATCGATTCCCCTTCTATTATTTCTGGATCTTGTGAATCCTCAATATCACCCCCTATGTTTATGTCCGATTCTCTTTGAGAAATATATGTTTGGAGTATTTCTTGTACAGGTATGAGTTCCTTAACTGTTGTTTCTATGCAGACTGAAAATCTTTCGAATAAAGTATCATTACGCTGATGTTCATTTTGGGATTCGTGAAATATGTAAGGATCCCTGTATATATCTTTTGCTGCGTTATTATAGCACATTTGAATAAACACTTCATTTGATGGAAGTTTAAGTGATAATTTTTTGTTGTCTGAGCTTAAGCGAACCGCTGATAAAATTTTTGTAGTGGCGACGAAAACAGCCGCCAATAAATCACTGAACCAAGCGCATCGGTTTGTGATATTATCAGAGTGTGTTTTTGACATAGCATCACTCCAATTTGGTACTTCTTTCAATAATTTTTGAAACATCACTAATACCTTCCGCCCTTTGGACATTTTGTTTGCTTCTTCGTACATGTCATCAAATACATCTATCATAACTGGAGCCATTAATAAACATAACTGACCAATATACTCTTTTTTGGCCTCTACCAGAATATTTAGATTATCCATTTATGATATATGTAATTTTTTAAAAAAACCATTATCGCGCATCACTTTCCCCTGTACTTATTTGCAGCTTTTTTCAGGTTTATAAATGATGGAAATTCCTCTTCTAACACCGATTCTTCTTGTTTTTTCTTCTTGATATTCCACGTGATATATAATTCATAATCATTTATATGTTTTACTATAAACCCACCACGTTCAAGTTGACGTTTTATATATAGTGTGGCCTTCCTGCGGTCAAATGTGGGATGTCCCACTATAAAACCGGGGATGACTACAAATAATTGTTTATTTCCAATCTCAACGGTCTGGCGTATTTTCTTGGACACTTGATTATAAAGTGATACGTATGTATCTTTCAGTAATTGCTTCTTTTTCTCTTCGATCTTCGCAATTTCATCTATACTGATCATTACAATTACAGTAAATTATTTTTAAGGAAATCTAACTCAGATTTCTTAACCGTATTATAATCCATAAATACTTTACCAGTTCCTCTATCTAAATAAGGTTCTTTATTTAGAGGTTCATCTATATCTATTGGTTGTGTGTGAGCACTCAATACCTTTACATTAGTGTCATCTATGAATTGTAAATCTACTGTTACTGAAAACCCGATTGAATATCCACCGTGCTTGACGACCATGAACATAGCCTTATATAAATCCTTTTTAGGTACATCCCCTTTGTTTATAACTTCTTGTACACTCCCCTCGACACTTTTTACAATTTTAGGTTTAAATTTTTTAACAGATATAGTTTCAATTATGTAGGTACACATTTTCGTTCGTTCCGATATGTATTTATTTGTTGCGAGAATCATCGCCTCCATTTGATCATTCGTGAGACTGATCTTCTCATCTTGCTCTGTGTATTTTGAAAGATCTTCCTGGGGGTCATCTATCACGATACTTCTAGAAGGTGCGTGATATCCAGCAAACCCAGAAGCCTTTGAATATTGTTCCGTTTTAACCATCGAAACAAGAACAACAACAATTAAAAGTAAAACTATCAATGAAAGCCTCATTAAAATACGCGGCGAAAATATTATCTAATCGATCGTTCCATCTCCATTTTCTAATAATTCTGGATCTATAAATTCCTGAAAATCCTCTCCCACCAATTCCATATTATGACCAATCGAATTTGTATTTCGACTTTTATTGTTATCACGCGGAACTTGTGTAGATTTCATACGTTTTTGTTGTAATTGTATGCGCAATTTTCCATTCTCTCGTTTAAGTTTTGCTAGCTCTTTTTTGAGTTCACTTTCAGAACTCGTCTGACCCGTGAATACAGTATACGATGCTAACATTACTTATTATAATAATCATCCGTTTAAGCATCTATATACTTCTGCCGCTCACTCGCCGACATGCGTGCAATTTTTTCATCGTGTAATTTTAATTCCTTTTTTACTTTATGAATCTGGCGCCCCTTTTGATTATCTTCATGTTCTAGTGTTTTGAGAATATCTTTTAATTGTCTGTATATAATAACATTAAAATCCTTATCTATATTTTCGTCGTTAAATATAACATCGTAACATGACCGGTGTAAGATGTCTTTCATTAAAGTTCGTTCAACGTTACCCTTGTCGTCCACCACGTCTATAGTCAAATAATATGCCCGTGAACATGGATCTATCTGAACAGTAGATGACGCTAGACATTTGGGTATCACTAAATATGCTTTATTTGAACTCGCTTTAATGGATCTTCGAGAAAAATGCTTTAATATGCGTTCATCATCTCTCACGTTTCCAACAAAACCATGTTTAAATAATATTGGTTTGAGAATAATAGATTGTGTCTGTGGTTCAGTTTTATTCACGTCTAGTTCTATGCTATTACCCATAACACCCAAAGAAAACCCATTTATACTCGTCGCTATAGTCGTCACGGATAATTTGAGATTATACCTTGAAAAGTTGACAAAAATAACATTTGTGGACGTCGAATATTTCATTTTAGAACCTAGTGTTCGTTTCAGTAATGTACACGAACCCAGATGCGTTTGGTATGGGATATCATAACATGGACATAAATTTGCGTATTTTCGTCTCAAGACGCGAGGGAGTTTATGATGCTTTTTTCTCTTACCTTTAGCGTCGTCATCGCCCACGGTCCCACTGGATTCGGTAGATACGTGGTATTGTTTTAAAAATTCCTGGAGTGTGGGATCAATCGGTTTATACCACGAGGGTAAATTAACATCGCTTATTGAAAAAAACCACGATTTAAAACGCTTCCACATTTATTATTAACTTATATTTTTAAAACCTAAGTTAATAATATGAAATGGATTTTTCATGATGGATGCCTCTAACAGCCTCCGAGAAATACAAACCCTCATAGATAAACATGCGGGTGAAGATGTACATATTATAGAAGAGGGGGATTATCTACAAATATGCAACCACATGCGTACGGTTTTCCAATCTAAAGTGTCATCAACACCTAACGTATTTCAACAACCCATATCTATCCAAAATATAGCAGGTTTAAACGAAGATACAATAAATTATTTTTACAACAATCATAAATGTAATAGGTTATGGTCAGAAATACGATGTAAAGAACACGAAATAAAGGGACTCGTAGATGAAGAGACGTATTATTTTAAAATACGCAAACGACGTGTCATTGGTTTTAAAAACGAAGTGGTTCAACATTTTTGCGCTTTACATCGAATACGCTTAGAAGATTGGACGTATGATTATCTCAAAAAACATTATGAAGAAAATGGTTCTGAACAGGAAATAGCCGACTTTGAAAAAATGTTCGGTGAACTGTGTGAAACATATATGACCCTCGAAAATTCATTTGTACGTAAACATCTGACAGAAATAATGGCTCGAAAAGAAGAATTGTATGACAAAATAGATGAACTTGAAACTGAAATGGCTATGTTGGATCCACGAGTTATTGGAGCGACTGAAAATCTACTTATTCGGTACGAAGACGAAGGTGAAGACGAAGGCTCATTGAACTCGCCTATACAATATACAATAAACGACGACACACTTCCTGAAAATACACGTTATGCAGAAACTTTTATTAACACACCCACTGTTGTTGCAGAATTATCACTCGATGATGACGATGATAATACTAATGTAAACACGGTTAGTGAACAATATGGAGACGCCGCTAATCATGGGTGGTTAAATGGTACACAATTAAACCATATACTCGATATAGATTAAATCGCGTTATTCATATTCGTTTCCTTTAGAGAATCGTATATAGATTTATCGATTATGAGGTAAGACAGTATACCACCAATAACAAACGCACATGTAAGGATACCTGCACCCTCTAGTGTCTTGTTTTTATCCTTACCAAATTCTTTGATGGTTGTCTTTGACCGTGGATGTACTTCGCTTACAGCAAAAACGAC